CTGCCATGATTAAATTTCTCTATAATTTGTTAAGTAGATAATAATTATACGTAGAAAAAAGCCCTTATTTCTAAGGGCTTTATTCTCTCCGAGTTCCTATTTTTCTCCCTCCTTTGGTACTTCTAATTGGTTGCCGTCTTTATCAAAATAAACTGTTATAGATTTAGCGTTAATAGTAAATTCCTTCACTCTCCGTTCTACCCTTACTACTTTATCAGATAATAGAGCCATTGCCTTAGTTTCTGACTTGTTATAAGTAGTTGGTTCGTAGTTAAAAGAAGTCAATTTTGCCACTTCAGATTCTGAAACTCTGTATTGTTCTACGTTCTCAGAGTCTAAACAGAAGTGAATATGTTTCTGACGTTCTTTTGTTTCTACTATTACAAGTTCACCAGACTCAATTGATTTATCTAATTCAACTACTTTATCATTCCAGCCCATAGAAATCAACTGTTTTTTCATTTCTGCTAGTTCTTTGTTTGTTTTTTGTAACATGAGATTTTGTTTCCTTTGTTTCATTGTTAGTTAAGTACCTCCTTTCTACCATATACGCTAATAGGTAGATAATGAGAATGAGTCTCATTAGTATTATCAAGCGTTTGGGATTTGGGGAGGTTGTTCATTTCTGGAATTTACGAAAAATCTAGATAATATCAAAATGAAAAAACAGGCTGACAGCGTGTAAGCGTTTTGAGCGTTATTATATGTAAAAGTGTAAAGCCTTGAAGGTACACATAAAAGTACATACAAGTCAAGAACTATTTAAAAAATATAAAAAATATAATTAGAGGGATTATAACAAAGTCAAGAGGTTTATTCCTGGTGAGCGTTATGAGCGTTTTATATGATATTCCTGGTCGTACTCAAGAGTAATCTACTGCCAAAAATATATACAAGTCAAGTATTATTATTGATCTGTGATAATGAGACTCAATCTCAATAAAAGTGAATTTAATGATAATGAGACCTAATAACAATTAGACTTTTTTCAACCTGATAATGAGATTCAGTATCAATAGCGAGGGGAGGGGTGCCGAGGAAAGAAGAGAAGCACACAAAATAGAGCAATTTTACACAATTTAAGAGTGTATATTTCTTTTTCATAGAATATAGGGTATAAGTATTATATAGGAATAGTGTTATTTGTCCCAAATTAGTACCAAATCAGAGGTTTTTTACTTTCTTCGAGTATATCTACCAACTTACTAGTTTTTATGTGAATTTCGACGTTCTACAAGCTCCCATCTTTCATGCAGCTCACACCAATTATTCTGATCGACAATAATATTATTATAAATATGTTGTTTTCCACTAATATCTTTAAAAGTAACTGGATGCTGACTACACCCATTTAAAAAGAACCACATAAAGAAAATCTTTTTCATTTTACGTTTTCTTCAACCTTTCTTTCTTTTCAAGTTTTGGAACTGGTGTTCTTGTTTCTGTCCAATTCCCAAATATTTTTGTATAATTTTTCTCGTAACGAGTTCTATTCTCTACTCTACTTTTATCTCCTTTAACACTCATTACTAAAAATCCTTTCTTTTTGGATATTATATTTATAATATCTTTTTTCTTTAGTAGTATATATAATATATATTATATATATATAATATTCTCTTAGAGTAACTATATACAATATAAGGACTATATACATAATTGTCAAGCAAAATAATAGTTCTTGCAAAAATAGTATATACCACTTATATTGAGTGTATGCGAAATTACAAAAAACAAGATGCACTTAACTACTGCTGCAACTGGGATGCTGGTAAATGCCTGGGTTGTGATATGCGTAGTGATACTGGTATCTTAATTATGTATGTTGATTCTAAGAAAGCTGGAAAGGAATGTACTATTGATAAAGAATGTAATTATTTTAACAGAGTTGTCGTACCAGGAATAATCAAAGAATGAAAAAGATAAGTCCAAAGAAAATAAAGTTTTTAGAAAAGATTATAAATGATGTAATTAAAAAGCCTAGTCCTTCTAGAGCATCAGCTACGTATCATACGTCGCCTGCCTGGGGCTGGGGGAGGGAGTCAAATGAGAGAAAAAGAAGTAATAAAAGTGATAGAGAAGACATATCCAGAAATGATGAAGAGGTTCAATCAGATAACGAATGAACAATATCAACTATTCTGTAGAAAGCAGTATGACTATGGCAGCGGTAATATAACACTTGGTGGCGATCTAGATAAAGAAGATGATAGAATGATGTCATTGATTGCTTTAGTAATTAGAATGAATGATAAAGTAAGTCGTTTAAAAAACATTATTATTAAACATAGAGGGAAAAATGCTGTTGCTGATGAAACATATCTAGATGCGTTTAAAGATTTATCTATTTATGGTGTGATAGCTCAACTAGTATCTGAAAAAGTCTGGGGTAAATAATGAGATTGTTTAAATTAATAGAATCTTATATTTTAAAGTTTGCTTTTTTCTTAGTTAAACTGGGAGATAAACGATGAAGTGGTCAACACAAGAGATTAATATACTTAGGCAGTATGAGAATACAAATAAGAAAGCGTCTGATATTTATGAGCAGTTATCTGTAAATGGATATAGTCGTACCTTGAAGGCAGTTCGTAGGAAAATCGAGTCAATGCGTTTAGGTAAACCTTATAAAAACCTCGATATCTGTAATCTACCAAAGATACTGATGTTGGATATTGAGACTACCCCTATACCTGTATGGTCTTGGAGCTTGGGAAACCAGTATATACAGACACATAATATGATGAAGGATATTAATGGTAATGTTATAGATTGGTATGTTCTTAGTTGGTCTGCTAAATGGCTTTATGATGATGAAGTATTGAGTGATGTATTAACTTCAAAAGAAGCTATTGATAGAAATGACGAAAGGATATTGCAATCAGCATGGAGATTACTTGATGAAGCTGATATTATTATTGCTCACAATGGAGACAAGTTTGATCTGAGAAAGTTAAAAGCAAGATTTCTTGCAAATAACATTATGCCTCCTATGCCTTATAAGACTGTGGATACTTTAAAGGTAGCAAGAAAAGAATTTGCCTTATCCTCTAATAAACAAGATTATATAACTAAGTTACTTGGTGTTCAAAAAAAGCTAGATACAGATTTTCAATTATGGATTGATTGTATGAATGGAGATACAGAAGCTTTAAAAAGAATGGAGAGATATAATAAACATGATGTTATTGGTTTAGAGCAAATGTATTTAAAACTTAGACCTTACATAACCAGTCATCCTAATATTGCAATCATGATGGAAGAGAATGTATGTTCTTCTTGTGGAAGTGATTCGCTAACTAATGTTGGTAAATATTATTATACTGGTTCAAGTAAATATGAGCTTTACTATTGTGGTGGATGTATGTCTCCACATATTCGTGGTAAAAGTAATATGTCTGAAAAGAATATTCTTATACGACCAACAGCTAAGTAATCTTGACTTTATGTGTAAAACAGCTTATATTGAATAATAGATGATTACTAGAAAAATAAAAAAGGTAAATCATCCGATTTATGAAAATGTTAAAGAATTCCAGAGGTATAATCCTAGTAGTGATGTTATCAGCAATTGGAGGAAAGGCACCGAGGGTAGCTGGGTAGTTTCAGACGATGGACAAGTTTGTCAGGTATTGAAACGTGGGGAGTTGCGTGCATCCGCTTCTAACAAAGTAGTTAGAAATTATATTAGGATACCTCTGGGAACTTTTGTTTGTGATGAGAAAGTTAAGATAGAAGGAGAGCCTAGAAAGAATCTTTACTCATTTGGCTTGGCTAATAAAAGTGCTTATAGGCACAAGATTGAGAAAAAAGAAACCACACAAAGAGAGTTTTTGTTTGCTCAGTTTGTGGCTAAGGGCGAAAACATAGTAGATGCTTTTTTAAAAGCTTATCCTACAGATAATCGTCGTTATGCAGAAGGTCAAGCTAAAATTTTATTAAAAGCAAAGAGGATACAGAAATTGATTAGAGATGAAATAGATAAAGTTCTTGTAGATGCTGATATTACACCTTTATATCTTTTAGAACAGATGAGAGGTATTGTAGATAGTGGCGATTCTCAAGATAGAGACAAGATTCAAGCAATAAAAACCTTAATGCAGATTAGCGGAATGATGGACACTGAAAAGAGAACTGAGTCTGTTGCTGTATTTCAAGGCTTTACAAAGGAGCAATTAGATGCGATCGGGTCAGGCAAAGTCAAACAGCTTGCAGCGGCTGAAAAAGAAGTTGAACTCTAAACATTGCGACCTTTGTGGGTCAAAATTATTTCCATCAGCTTTTATAATACAAAATTTAGATAGTGATAGCATATATGTTGAATGTGTAAGTTGCTTTACTATCTATGATGAAAAGTTAGAGATAGATAGTGTCGGTTTACCAGAAATACATGGAGTGAGTTAATGAAAAAAGTTAGTTTTGAGTTCGAATTAGAAGTGCATGATAAATTAAGAGATGAAGATTTAAAAAAATGTATATCAGATTATTTAATAAATGAAGAGTCTTTTGGTGTACTTGTAATGAAAGTTATTGGAGAGCCAGGAAGCCCTCAGCATTTTGATATAAACTTTAGAAATTTTGATTTAAAACCAAAGGCAAAACCAAAGGCAAAACCTAAGGCAAAACCTAAAGTTAAAGTAAAAAAATGAAGTTAGCTGTATACGGAACATTAAGAAGCGGTAATAAGAATACAGGTATACTAGAAAATTCTTCACTTGTATATCCAGGTCATCATACTTTTCCAGCTGTCATACAAAACAAAAATGGCTCTGGAACTGTAGTGGAAGTCCATGATGTAACTAAAGAAGATTTAGCTAGATATGATATGTATGAAGGAATTGATTCTGGATTATATAGAAGAGTTAAGACTAATATTAAAATGGATAGTGGAGATACAGAAAATGTTTGGGTGTATGTAGCTGGCGATGAGTTAATGCAAAGAAGTAATTCTTTTAAAGTTATTAAAAGCGGAGATTGGTACAATAGAAAAGTTTAATATAATACCTAATGACCTAAGTGAAAAAGAACGTGTTCTCAATATGGTGTCTAAAGATTTAGTCGCTTTTGGACAACTGTTCTTACCTGAGGACTTTATGAAAAGCTCTCCAGCTCCATTTCATTATGAAGTTGGTAATAAATTACTAGACAGAACTTTAAGAAAATTATGTATTGTTCTTCCTAGAGGTCACTCTAAATCTACGATGGCTAAAGCAGCTTTACTTCATAGAATATACTTTAATCCTCAGGGAAAAAAAGAATTTGCAGCTTGGGTATCGGAAGAACAAGGTCAGGCAGTCGATCATTTAAGATATATAAAAAATCATATTGAATATAATAATGCATTACATTATTACTTTGGAGATATGATGGGAAGTAAGTGGACTGAAAAAGAAATAACTACTAGCAGAGGAGACAGGTTAATTGCAAAAGGAACAAGTCAAAGACTTAGAGGTAGGTCTGAGTTAGGTACACGATATACAAATATTATACTTGATGACTTTGAATCTGAATTAAATACTAAAACTCCAGACAGAAGAAGAGAAATTAAAGAGTGGTTGATGTCTACAGTTTATCCATCATTAGAAGAGTCAAAAGGAAACGAAGGTTCTATCTGGTTGATTGGTACTATTGTACATTATGATTCTGCATTGCAAGCCATATACGATGGTTATTTAGAAGCTAAAGATAAAGACGAAGAGTATACTTGGGATGTTATTTTTCATAGAGTGTTAGAAGATGGTAAACCTCTTTGGGAATCTTATTTTAATAAGAAAAAAATAAATCAAATAAGAAAAGATTACGAGAATGTAGGTCAGTTACATAAGTTTGCTCAAGAGTATATGAATGATGCTAGAGACTTGGCAACTGCTAAATTTAAAATAGATAAATTGCAACATCATGATTATGAATTTGTATCTAGTGATAAACAAGCTTATATAAGAGATAGTGAAAAGGTTATACCAGTTAATGTTTATATTGGAGTTGACTTAGCTTATGAGTCTAATGCGCATAATGACTTTCAAGTAATAATGGTAACTGCTGTGGATAGTGAAAAGAATTTTTATATATTAGATTATTATCACGAGCATCTTCCTTTGTATGAAATGCCTAAGAAAATATTTGAATATGCTAAAAT